CGCTTGCGCCTTAGCCTCTTCAGCTAACTGGGTAGCTGTCATTTCTCGCAATAGCGCTGCCTCTCTCGTCAGCGCTTGCCGCTGTTCTACTGCCCTACGGTATGCGACGGCGTAGGGATTGTCAGCGCCGTCCTCTGCCTCTAGTCGCCGTTTAGCTGTCTCCAGCGCTAACTTTGCCAATGGCTCTTTTGCCTGCGCGTGTGGAATCTTGTCGATAGACGCCTGCCACGATTCGATTTCTGACTGCAACCACTCGTTAGCCGCTGTCATAGCCTCTTCTGCTGTCTGTAAGTAGTTAGCCGCCTCTTGGGCTGGTGGTGTGGCGTCTGCCACCTCCTGACGCGCTGTAGCTGCCTTCTGGGCTATTGGCGCACCTTCTGCCACCGCTTGACCGCAAGTTGGACACTCGCACCCAACTTCTAACCCCTGCAACCTGTCATTCTCAACAGTTGCTTCATGCAGTTTGTTGCTTGCCGCTTGGCACTCTTCACGGGCCGTCGCCACCGCCTGCTGGTAGGGTGTGAAGTCTAAGGCTGGCTTGCTGGCCTCTAACTCTTGCCGCCGCTTCCGATCTGCTGTAGCTGTGGCGTCTGTGGTTACGGCGTCGTCGTAGGCTTTCTGGTGGCTCTCGACATCTGCTGAACAGATCATTAGTCGCTCTGTACGGCCTGATGACCATTCGTCCAGATCTGCCTTCAGGCTGGCTACCCTCACACCTCTGGCACGACGCTGTAGGTCTTCAGATCTTCTGCTGTATTCCAACGCTTTCGCACCTGCTGCTTTTCGCATAGCTAATGCCCTGTCGTATGCCTTTGTGAGACTATCAGCGCCACTAATAGCGTCTAGCACCTCACGCTTTTTACTGTCGGTCGCCTCGCTGAACGCCCAAAGATCGCCCTGCCCCCTGACAACTGTCCTAGTGAATACCTCCCAACTCGCTCCAACGATAGCCTCAATGGCCTCGTCACTGGCGTCAATGTCATTGGTTTTGTCACCGTCAATCCTTACGATTCGCAGATCGCCCTTACGCTTTCTGGGCTTCTGTCGCGTTATCTCGTAGGCTGTCCCGCTGTCTGGGTCTGACAATCTCACGGTTACCACAACTTGTGGCGCGTCGTCTGATATAACATGGTCGCCGCGTAGCACTTTGACGCCGCCGCCCATTCTTTCAGGAGCTGTCTTGTCGTATAGGCACCATGTCAACGCCTTGCTGACTACTGTTGATTTCCCTGCGCCGTTAGCACCTGTAATGGCTACTGGCCCTCTACCGCCTAGTACCAATGTCTGAGGCTTGCTGTAGCTACCAAAGCCTTCGACACTTATGCTGTCAACGATCAACCCCATAGCGCCGCCTGCTCTGCCCACTCACGCAACGATTCTGGATCTGGCCGCTGAGCGTCTGTACCGAATACCCGTCGGGTATACTCACATGCTTTCTCGAATGGTGATCCCTCGTCTGAGATTGTCACCCTCTCAGCGTTGTTTGACCTGCTGACAATGCTGGCACCTGACAATCCAGCCTGTCGTATTGCCTTGGATTTCTTTACCTCGTCGCGACTGGCTGTTGTCACGATTCGCACCTTGTCGCCGTCGCGGTATCCCTCTGGGATTACTGGCTTTTCTCCATGTTGCCACTCGACTGTCCAATGTCTCGGTGCCATGACCTGCTCGAACGGGATTCGTCGTGGCCTTAGCTCACCGTCCCACGCCAGCCACCCTTTGATCTGTCCCTCTTCTGCGAATGTCGTCTGGTACGGACTGCCACAATAGATGATTGGGCCGATGTTCTGGGGTGCGTGATAGTGCCCGCTCACGCATAGCTTTGCGGTCATGCGTCCACAGTCTAAGCCGTCGGTGTCACGCCTCATGTTGTTGAGATAGCTGCCCCTCCAACCTTGATGCGTCCACCAAACATCGGCTGTTAGCCCCTCGATTTCTTGCCAGAATGTAGACGGTGGTAGATACGGCACGCACAACCCAATGTCAGTTACTGTCGGCTCACTGATCACCCTACAACTGCCACCTGCTAACGCTTCCAAGGCGTTGCGCTTGCCGTCGTACTGGTCATGATTGCCCGCTATGATTGTCAGGCTCGATGGCCACGCTTGCACCATGTCTCGGAGGCGATTGAATGTTGGCATGTCAACGGTTTTAGGCTGATCGAATATATCGCCGACTAGCACTGTAAAGCCGCCCCTCTCTTCGGCGTCTTCTCTTAGCTCGCGCAAGGCGCTGAATACCCACTCGGCTGTCTTCGGCGTCAGGTGAAGATCACTGGTTGCTCTACCTATCAACTTCCCCCCTCCAAGTAGATTTCTCGTAGCTCTTTTGCTAGGTCTGGATTGTCAGTCATAAGTTCTCGCAACTCGAACCAACCTCTGAAAGATCTGTCGGCGTCTCCCATTATCGTCTCGCTGGTGAAGCGGCTCCACCCGCCTGAAGCTCGAATGATTCCCCGCTCTTTCAGGTCTTCGTGAATAGCCCATGCGTCGTCGGCACCCTGTCCAAAAAACAACCCGTAGCGCTCTGTTCTGAACGGGTCTGCGAGTTTATTCTTGGCTATCTTGATCAGCACCTCTTGCCCGCATGGTGGGTGCCCCTGTGCCCTGCTTTTTCCGGGACTATAAATGTCACCGCGTTTGTCAACCTCAACTCGGATAGTCGTGTGATATTTGATGCCACCGCCGCCGTATGTCTCGGACTGCTTACCCCATTGCGGCCTTCCACCTATACTCAGCTTTTCGTATCGCTGGTTGACCAACACGATGCCGATAGCCTCATCATCTATCAACTGGATTAGCCGTCTTAGATTGCGTCTAATCACCTTCGCCGCTGTTGCTGGGTGGACATCCCGCGCTGAGCCTTCCAGCTCTTTCTCTGTCGCTGTTCCTGCCACTGAATCCCAACCTACGATGATCGGCCTGTCTGCTGGCTGGCACATCGGATTTTCAACACCTGCCAACCAATCTTTGATAGCTGCATTCTTTTCTGCTGTCGTCTCAGCGTGTACGACGCATGGCCTCAACGCCTCACGGCTGGGTTTATCCCTGACACCTCCTGCCTGTAGACCTTTCGACCGTTGCCACTCCATCAGTGCCGCCGCATGTGCCCTTGTCCATGTAGACAGATTATAGCTAACCGTGGCCTTACCTGTGTTTGGGTCACAGACCACATATTTTAGCGAACCCAACGGCGGGACTTTGACGCCTGCCCGCACCATTGCTTCGTGCCAAGCTATAGCATTCATACTGCTGGCTACCCTCGCGATAGTCTCAACTTCGTCAAACATCGCTTCGACGGTTTGGCCTCCTATCCATACTAACGAGGCTGGATCAACGCCTAGCGCTGTCATGTAGGCTCTGTTTCTGCCCCTCTCTGTATCGGCCAATACTCCGATGCCGCCTTCTGCTTGACACTGTGCGAATATTTGATCGAGCATTGTGGATTTGCCTGCGCCTGCCCACCCGCTGATCTCACTGATTCTGCCTAGTGGTAGCCCGTCGGTGCCTAGCGCTCTTTGTAGCGCGATATTGTTGACGCCTACAAAACCGCGTGGACTGGCGATCTGATCGCTCATGTCTAGCGTCGATGCACTGCCGACGCCATGCGCCTGCGACACATGGCTTGCGAGCGCTCTGGCGAATGGGTCGCCAACGATTTTTCTTACTGGTGGCTTTTTAGGTGCTGGTGGTTTTCGCTTTGCCATATTGTCAGTCTCCTTGAATGCGTTTAGTAGCTGTGTCCAGAGTTGGTATCGGCGGTACGGTGAAGGCGCGGTTGTGCGCCTGACAATCCTTACTGATTGTCAGGACACACTCAACACAGGCTCTGTCGTCTGGCCAGTGTTTACCGAAACAGTCTGGCTCTAAAATGCCGCCCCGCCTGCTGGCTTTGGGGGTGCTGGTGGCCCTGCCTTTCGCTTTGGCGCTGTTGGTGCTTTAGGTGGCGCGATAGTTTTAGGCGTCGTCAGCGCTGTGACTAATGTGGCGATCTCCGAAACATCTTTCGCCATTTGCCAATCTGCCATACCGTCTGCCCAAACATGATGTTCGTCACCACCTGCTGCGACTAGCTTTGCCACTGCTTCGGCTGTCAATCCGCTTTGGTCACCACTTGCGCCGCTGTAGTGGTAGGTCTTACCCTCAGCTTCTATTACAACGGCTGGCGCTGGTGGAGCTACTGCCGCTGGCGCTGGTGTTGTCACTGACGCTGTGGATCTAGCGCCGCTGGGGCGCGGATCGAGTAGCGCGGCGATCTCCTGTAGATCTGCCATGTCTGCGACCTTAGCTAGTGATGACAAGTCTGGTAGATCGTCCATTATCGGCTTTAGGTTGTCTGCCACTGGTGAAGGATCTAGATCGGTGATGCTGTACCTGATATCCCAACGCTGTGGGCCTATCCGATTTGTGGTCAACATCAAGTTACGACCCTCGTCTGGATCGTCAATGAAACAGCGCTTAGCAACGGCTATCTCGCAGATGCTGTTGTTCAAGTTTTGGCTGTAGCCCCAAACGAATGGCCCTTGATCACTTTCAGCTTCTGGTAGCACAATGACAGCGAAACAGCGCGAACGGATTTTGAGATCCTTAGCCGTCGCTTGATGCCGTTGATCACGCGACTTGTATAGGTCACGCCTCAGTTGGCACAATGGGCAACTACTAACGGTGTCAGCGCTGTCGTGGTCGTCTGGACAGTTTAGGACTTTAGTCTTGCCGTCAACTGTTAGGATATGCTGATCTGTTCTTACCCAATACTCGTCGGAGTACTCACCGCTTGCATCCTTTCTAGGTAGTACACGGACTTGCACCCGTGTTTTCTCACCCTTTCGGACTGGTTTCGGTGGACTGAACCAGTTGAAGTCACCGCCCTTGCTGGAACGGGTGGATCTCTGACCTGAACGGTCTAGCTCTCTGCTGTAAGCGCTTATATCTCTTGCCATGTTTTAGTACCTCTGTGGGTTGTTGGAATGGTTGTTTTTATCCGCGTCTTGGCGGTGGCGGCGGTGGCTTATTACCGCTGCTTTTAGTAGTAGTGGGCATATCGCCGTATGTGTCACGGGTTACCTCGCGAATAGCCCAAATCCTTGACTCAGCCGCTGACAATGCTGCGTGTAAGACTGCCCACGCCTCTTCTGCTTTGTTCTGCTTCTCCCAATGCTCACGGTATTCTGGTAAGGTTCGGATATAAACATCGACTGCGCTGGCCGCTGGTAGCTTTGGTGGTTTCGCATTCCCCTTAGCGTCTAGTGGTGGCTCGGCGGCACACGCGAACCCTGCGTTTATAGCTGACTGCATGTTGTTCGTCAGCGTGTAGGACATTCCATCTCGCCAGATTCGATAGTCGAGTTTTGCCTGCTCTAGTTCACGGTGCGCCGCCGCGACTACTCGACCAAACCCATTTGTCAGCTCTGGTGTTCTGGCGGCTTCTGCTTCTGGCTGGTTGCTATTCACTGCTACCATACTGGCTAGGTAGCCGCCTGTGTACTCTTCACCACTTACTTCCACCGCTGGCATGGATAGTAGTCCTTTTACTTGATCATTCGAGTTCATCGTAGTCCTCCTTTGCTGACCAATCGGTCATTGTTACTTCAAGATCGGCTATCACTGGCACACTGCCGAATAGCCCTGTGAAATCTTCCATTATCTGCTGGGTTAGGCTCGCCACTTCCCGCAGATCTCCTACCTGACAATCTACCTGCACCTCGTCGTGTATGGTAGATGTCGATATTGCTGGCATCTCTCCGCGCTGTTGGGCTTCCCATAGCCTCACGATACTGAACCGTGTCAACTCTGCCGCTGATCCTTGTACGAGGCTCGCGAACATACCCCTCTCTGTTCTGGCTCGAATGTTCTCGGCTGGGTGTCGGAGCTTCGCACCATGCCGCGTCCGACCTGCCCAGTTTACGAACCTAGTCTCTGGGTGGCCGATCATGCTGTCGATTAGACGGCGCTTCGTAGCCTCGATCTCTGGGTTGTTCTGGTGGTATTGGTTGAAGTAGTTGCGAGCGTCACGCTTAGAAAGTCTGGTGCTGGGATTGTCAGTCAGTAGCTTAGGGCCGCCGCCGTAGGGTACCCCAAAGTTTATGATCTTGGCCGCCGATCTTGCCCTCTTGAAGTCTGCTGATCCTTTGGTCGCGCCAAACACGCTTTCAGCTACTGCGCCGTGAACATCGGTGGATGGCTCACACCTGCGCTGTTTGCGGTAGGTGTCATAGTCGATGGTTCGACCTACCAACTGCATGTATGCTGGTGAGTCGTAGGCTTTAGTGAGTGACCTGCACCCTGTCGTCCAAGCCAACAAGCGCAACTCGATTTGTGAGTAGTCGCAGTAAACCCGCGCTGTGCCTTCGTCTACCACAAACGCCTGTCGCACCGCCTTTGATAGCTTAGGGTGTCGTGACGGTATGTTTTGAAGGTTAGGATTACGGCTCGACAAGCGCCCCGTGTCTGTGCCATGTTGGACAAACGACGCATGTAACCTACCATTGCTGTCACACTTAGCGACTAGGCTATCTGTGTAGGTAGATCTGACCTTGAAGATCTCGCGCCACTCGTTTAGCCGTAGCAATGCAGGGTTAGCGGCACTTAGCTCCAGCAAAACCGAACGGTCAACGCTTGCCGCCCCGCCCTTCGTCAGCTTGGTCACGGGTAGTGCTAGACGGTTGAACAGTAGATCGCGTAACTGTGTATCATTGTTCCATTCGATATTTATACCGAAAGTCGATGACAAGTCATTACCGATGTCTGCCAAGTCATTGTCGAGATTGTCAGCGAGATCAGACAGATAACCAGTGTCTATCCGCTGACCGTGGAACTCCATGTCGGCAAGCGCTCTGACCATCTGCATTTCGTTGTGGTAGAGGTAGCGCCGCCGCTCCTCATGTGGCTCACCTACTGCCAACGCCTTCTTGTGTTGCGCGGCGTGAAGGTACAAACAATGCGCCGCGTCTCGACACGAATATTCTCCCTCAATAGCCACTGGTACTTCTGCATGTCCATGACCATTCAGGTATTTCGACTTGCTCATTCTGAATGACTTAGCCCTATTGACTAGCCAACTGTCTACCAACTTCGACGCCTCCCACGCATCGCCGTAGATCGTCGCACTGCCTAGTACCTCTTCGGCTAGTTTCTCAAGTTTGAAGCGCCTGTCCTCTCTGATTAGGACTGCTTGGATCATTGTGTCATGGATCGGCACTTCCAAAGGTGGCGTTGCCCACCCCGCTGCCCTGCCACTGTTGATGTCAAACTTGGCGTTATGAGCTACTAACGCCGCCGCCCCTGCCATGATGTCTGCGAACGCCTGCCTAGCTGCATCTTCAGGACACTGGCGCTCTACCGTCCTATGAGCAAACGGGACATACCACGCCTCTGGGTGTAGCTCACCTACTGGCCAGACTGCTATTGCGTATCCCACTGGGTGCTGGCCTGCCCACCAAGCTAAACCGCCTGTCTCAAAGTCGAAAGCAACCACCTGCCCTTTGCAGGCCGCGACCATACGCTTCAGCCCTTCAGGCTCGACTATGATGGTGTGGTTAGGACTGATCGGGTACTGTAGAATCATGCCTCTAGTCCTTTCAACCATGTTACTAACTGATGGTGGTAGCCTGTGTTTCGAGCCGCCGCCTTGATGTGTTCTGGGGTGACCTCTAGTACACCTTCTCTACCTGTTAGCTCACCTACAATGCTTAGCTCATGGCCACGGTAGATTGTCAGCACTTCGCCAACGGGTATTTCTCCCTCCTTTGTCTCAAATACCGCTTTTGTGAAGGTATTAGGCTCTGCCAGCACTGTCCTGTCCTCAATGCCTCCTCTACAATCTATAATCGCCGTCCACTGATCTTTGATGCTCATTATATGTCTCTCACTTTCAGCTCTTCAGTTGTTGGCCGCGAACCCCGCTGCCTAAGTTTTAGTTTGAACAGGACTGCACCGTTCAACTTGTGCCCTGTGATAGTTGTCGCCACCGCTGACAATGTCTTGTACCGCTGCCCCTTGTAAATGTACCTGTGCCAATCTGGGTACTTTGGATCGAGCGGTGCCGCTGGCACGACGAATACGGTATGGGTTTCACCGTTTCGCACTACTCGAATGTATGTGCCTTCAAACAGATCAATCGCTTTGTAGCTCTGAGATCCGATGTCCAAATAGGTGCGAGCGTCCACAAACTCACCGTCAAAGTTGTGGGATGGCAGAAAGCCCCAACGACGCTTTATTGCTTCGCGCTTGTCCACTACTTCCCCCTTTGATCGGGGGTTTCAATCAACCCCGCCTGCATGAGTCGGACGGCTTCCCTACCATACATTCCCTGAAGCCTCCACACAGTGCCGCTCTCCACCAAACTTTTGAATAGTTTGATGTGCTCGTCTGCGGGCAAACCTTCTGCTTCCCAACGGCTAATCAGATCTATAGTCTCTTTGTCCATCACTACGCCTCGCGTGTTGGTGGTGGTGGACGCCGTCGCACCTTTGGTCGGATTGTCAGGCACGCCGCTGACAGTGAACAGTCTTCACAGAACAGACTTTTTCCGTGTTGACCTATACAGCTCGGCGCGC